TGGTCAATGTAATTAAATGTTTGAACTGGTATTGAACAGATTACATCAAGGTATGACTTGGCAGGAGCAAAGTTTGTTTTTTCTCTGCGGTCAGACAAGTTTCCATCGTTTGCTTGATAATTAACAACACCCCCATTGGAGGCAACGTAAAAACGGGTTGTGCCATCCGAAGCAAGAATAAAATAATTAGCACCTCCATTTGGAGTAGCGCCTGTATAAACTAAGTACATTCCGTTTGGATTTGCTCCTGTGTGCCTTGCTGAAAACACTTGGTTAGCAACAGGATTGCCTGATACTTGTTCTATCGAAGTACCATTAAAAGTTGTTGAAGTACCTACTAGCAACACACCATCTGACAGTATACGGGCGCGTTCTGTTGGTTGAGTATCAGTATTTACTGCTCTTGTTCCAAATACCAAGTCGCCAAAGCCGTTAGAGCCTTGATTGGTTGAAACAAAACCCATATACGCAGAAGCGTTTGTCGTGCCAGATGTGTAGCCAAATGAAATCTGAGAATACGCACCAGTATTTGTTGGGTTATACACAGCAATAGCAGAAGATGCCCATTGCCCAGCACCAGTTACGTTTCCTCTTGCCGCAGTCAATGGAGAAACAGGACTTGTAGTACCAATACCCAAATTTCCCGCGCTATCAAACCTAGCCGCCTCTACACCGCCTTCAGAAAAAGCAATCGTATCTGCGGCAGGAAAGAATATGCCCGTATTGGCATCAGTACCTCTAATAGCAGGGGTTGCGGCAGAACCATCAACATCTGATAAACCATCGCTCCCGGATAAAATTAGCGTCATAGTTATGCTCCTTGTTCTTCAGCAGGGGTTGGAGTGTTGCCTTCAGCAACCCACTTTAGGTAGGCTTGGTAGTCGGTGTTGTCGGGGTCAAATGGGATGAAAGCGTTGTCTGACAGGCGAACAACAAGGCCAGCCTCTTTTGTCAAAAAGTCATTAATTATTTTGTACATTTACAACTCCGATGAAACAGTTAACCATGTGTTGCCGTCAACTACATATACTTGTGTAGTACCAGCAGATGCCGAAGTAAATTGCAAACTCACATAATTGACTGACGCGCTTACTAGAGATAAAGTAAAGTTAGTTCCACCAAGATTGCTTGTGGTAACTGTAGGTGTTGCTCGTTTTGTTACTTGATACACAAACGGAGAATTTACCCAAGCGGCATTTCCTCCGATTGCATAACCCAAATAAAGGTTTTGCGTAGTGCCAGACGAGTTTTTAAAAGTTTCAAAATACCGCTGACACAAAGCCAACTCAGTACCAATCGAACGATAGTCAAATGATGTGGCTACAGTTCCTGTCTCAAACTGAACGCCAGTGACGTAGAAGGTTGCGCCGTTTGTTCCGACAACAGAGACCGCACCTGTGCTAGATGCGTAGATTGAACTTGACCATGAGCCAGCAGGGCCACTGTAAATAGTTCCCGTGCCAAGACTAAAGCGCACCAAAACTCCTAATGAATTGGTTGTCTGCCAAGTACCTATTGTTGGCCCAGCAATCGAAATGCTAATTTGTGTCCAAGTATTTGCTACTGGAATGGAGTAAGAAAACGGATAAGAAGTTCCAGCATTGCCAGTTAACGCACCGCCAAAAGTTCCTGTCAAACTTGAGTACGCCCAGAAAGAAAGAGTTATGGGTTTAGCGTTTGCTGTACCCCAGCCCAAATCTGCAATGTTGTAGCCTTCAATTGGTTGCCTGACTTCATAAAAATCACCAACGGCTACAGCGTATGCCGAAGTTGATGTGCATCCCAAATAGTTTGTAAACCCCACTGGAGGAGTTACACCGCCTGCGTTTTGCTGAACAGTAAACTTAGATGCTTGGATGGCGCCGTAAGCCCATCTATCTAAGGTAAATGCTATTGTTGCGGCAGAAGTTGAAACACTCGCTCCCGCATTCCTCTGGTCAATGACCATAGCCCCATTTATGATTTTATTCTTGTAGGACGATGAGTCACCAGCGCCTAGCGTGTAGCCAGACTGCGTGGTTAACTGTTCTGCGTTAATCGTGCCGTAAGCCATGTTTATGCTCCCTCAAGCGCAGTAATACGCTGTGTTAGTGATTCAATTAAAATCATGTTAATTGCTCCTCAGTGGGGCGAGGCAGTGTTGGGTGTTCCCACTTCGCAATGTATTCAAGGTCACCCTCTTTGAACAAAGAGATGCTTCCATACACTTGGCGAAATTCAGCATCTTCAATCTGCGGATAAATTGATTTGATTTTTTCGTAGAGTGTCATCATGCGGCCCTTATTAAAACTGCTTGTAGTTGTGCATAAAGATTGGTTGCTGTGCCACCGCTGATTTGATAAGCGGCAACCGTAATGTAGTCAGTTGTTCCATTCATTGGAACAAGGCTAGTCACTTCAATTTTTGGATACACGGTAGAACTGGAGCCGCTACCAAAATATGCATAAGCAGCATTGTTTTTAAGAATGTTTGAACTAAAAGACGAAGCGTTGATTCCATTGCTGTCGTATCCAACCCACGCACTAACCAAATAGTATCCTGCAATTTGAGGCGTGAACCTGCCATTTGCCGTGTTAAAAGCACTTGCTGTATCAACCGCACTTGCGGCGTATGATGTAAATACAGTTGTAGTTCCAGTCGGCGCACTTACGCCAGTTGAAGAGCCACTTATTAAAAGAGGGCCGTTGCCAGCCACATTAGCGGCAAGTGCGGCTTGAGGAATAGATGCCGCAGGAAATACGGGAGCCTGTGCAAAAGTAACAACTTGACCTGTTGAAATGGTTAAAGCTGTTGTTTCGTTTGTCTGAATGTTCAGGATTCCACTGTCGTCTCCAGTGGTGATTAGACCCCCAGAGCCTGTGGATGTTCCGTTAATTACATTTGGCATTGTTTATCCCTTATTGAACGAGCCAGCGTTGACCACTGGAAACAGTTACAGAAATTCCTGCGTTAATTGTGATTGGGCCAACAGAGAATGCGTTGTAGCCAGCGCCAATAGTGTAATTTGCACTCACTGCGGTCGCATTCACAAGCAAGCCATTTGTTGCAACAATTTCAGAGGCTTGCAACTCACCAGTAGAAGGCTTGTACAGGAACTTAGCGTTCGATGTGTACAGCGTCGATGCCGTGCCAGAAGTAGCCGCCGCAGACAGCGGATAGATGTTCGATGTAGTTGATGTGTCGTTGCTCAGTGCCGCACCACCCACAGAAGCCCATGCAGTGCCGTTATAGCCCTCAAACTCGGTCGTCGTAGTGTTGAAACGCAAATAGCCTGAAACGCCTGTAGGACGGTTTCCTGTCGTTCCCTTGGGAATAAGCATTGCATCCGTACCCACCAATTCGGCAGTTACCGCTGGAGTTGCGGTATTCACGCCCAAACGGCTGTTTGCGGTGTCCCAGAAGAGGCTTGCAGAGTTTCCGATGGCTGATGTACCAGCACCGTACAAAATGCGCCCTGCGGTGATTGTGGTGAGTCCTGTGCCGCCGTTTCCGACAACCAGAGTTCCCGCCACAGTAACCGCGCCCGAAGTCGCAACCGATGGGGTCAGGCCAGTCGTGCCAAACGTAATTGTGTTGACAACCGTGGTGGCGGCATTGGAGGCCAACAGCTTGACCACTCCGCTGTCGTTGTAGTACAGCTTGCCGTCAACGATATTCAGTGCCAGTTCGCCAGCCGCAAGGTTTGCCGCCAGAGGAACGGCAGAAGGCGTTGTACTTCTGTACAACTGAATTGGGGTGTAATTTATTGCCGCCATTTTAGAAAGTTCCTCCAGAAATCCCGCCTGTCAGCACGCCAGTTGAGGGATTGCAAGTTATTGATGAGTTTACCAATTGCCCAAGGTTACCGCTAGTAGCGCTCACGAAAGTAAGGTAGTTCGTTGCGTTGGTCGAATTTGCCGTGATAGCGGTATTTGTTGCGTCTGTTGCGCTTCCAACGGACAGAGTAGATTGAGCAACGTATTGAGGAGCGCTTGCGCCAGCAGTCAGCACATAGCTAGATGTGCCAAGCGCCAAGAAAGTGGTTGTATTTGCGCTTGATTGGTAAGGCAAAGAACCTGTTGTGCCACCCGCCAAGTTGGTCGCCGTACCTACAGACAGGGTTGACTGAGCCACATACTGCGGAGCAGAGCCTGTTGAGGTCAGGACTTGACCCACCGTGCCAATAGCCAGCTTAGACAGCGTTGAAGTGCCAGAGGCATACAACATATCGCCAAGGGTGTAGGAGGCCAGCCCAGTGCCTCCGTAGGCCACGCCAATCGTGGTTGCGTTCCAAGTACCCGCGGTCACAGTTCCTACACCTGTAATTCCTGTGTAAGAGCCTGAAATGTAAGCAGAACCCACAGTGCCAGAGGTAATCTGGTTGCCGTTGATTGCAATTGCGGTGTTGCTGGCGCTTGTAATCTGACCCTGAGCATTCACTGCAATCGTAGGTACAGAAGCCGCCAAACCGTAGGAGCCAGCCACTACAGCCGTATTTGTGATGCTGAAAGTCGTATTGGTCAGCGTCAGGCCAGTACCAGCAGAGTAAATCTGAGCAGACGAAAGTTGAACAAACGTGATGTTGGTCGTGCCAAACACAATAGTGCCAACAGTGTTGCAGATGTAGGTCTCGCCTGCGCCTGTATTTCCTGCCTGCACAAAGAAGGCGTCGCCTTGGCCTAGTGAGTTAGGGCTGAAGGGTGCATATGTGTCTGCGTCAGTTGCGCGGGTCAGTACCCAGTTTGTCGAGCCATCACCAACAACAGTGACGGTGTACACACCGTTTTGAGTTTGGTTGGTCTGGTTGTAAATCAACACCCGCTTGCCAACGGTCATCAAGACGCCGTCGATGGTCAAAGCCACCTGTGCGCCAGCGTTGGTCAGGGTAGCGCCTACGCCGTCGCCAGCCCCACCGGGTTGGTTATACGTTGCATTCAAGTTCCCAGCGGTGTCTGGTGACTCAACATAAACAGGCGCGTGGTAGTGAATACCAGACGCCGCCAACGTGTCCACATACTGCTTAGTTGCCAACTGCAACGCGGTTGTTGGGTCTTGCGTCACAGCAACAGAAGTCAAACCACCCAAGGTAAGACTTGAGGCGCCCAAAGCAATTGCAGTTGTTCCAACAGTGATTGACGAGTTTGTCAGCGCATTGTTGGGCAGATTCGTGAATGTGTTAGTTGACCCACTCATCGACTTGTTGGTCAATGTGTCAGTCGTCGCTCTACCTACCAAAGTATCGGTAGACGTAGGCAAAGTCAAAACACCAGTATTGCTGATAGAAGCAATGACTGGGAGGGTCAAAGTTTTGTTTGTAAGGGTCTGAGTCGCTGTATTGGTGGTAATTGTGTCCCCGCCAACAGTTCCACTTACAGAGGCTGAAATAGTCGTAAAAGCACCAGAACTTGGGGTCGTACCACCAATTGGGGTGTTGTTGATTGTTCCGCCAGTCTGAGTGGCGCCAGTTACCGTAGTACCCGTGAAAGTACCACCTGTTACTGTCTTACCAGTAAAGGTCAAGGCCGCAGGCAAAGACAAGGTGACAGTCGATGCACCTGATGATGTTATTTCGTTTGCAGTGCCATTGATGGTGGTCACCGCGCCAATGCCAGACGCGCTGATTGTCACGTTAGCGGCGGCAGTCAACTGTCCTTGAGCATTGACAGTAAACGTGCCAACTTGAGTCGTAGAGCCATAAGAGCCATACGTCACAGTGGTGTTGTCAATTGAGATTGTGCCAACACCCGTGATTGGGCCACCTGTCAGACCTGTGCCAGTGTTGACCTGAGTAACACCACCAGACAGGGAAAACTGATTCCACGAGCCGCCAGAATAGCCGTAGAACGCACCATAAGAGGTGTCGTAACGAATCATGCCATCTACGGATGCAACGGGTTGCTGGCCTGATGTGCCTTTGGGGATGGTCATCGCACCAGTACCCGGCATCACTGCGTTGTCAGCAATCGAGAAAACTGGGTTACCTACCCCTGTAGGGTTTGTGATGCCAATCTGATTTGCAGTGCCAACCATCGTCGTGCTTGTAACTGCCCCGCCGCTTGTAAGAACCACAAAGCCATTCAAGCTGGCATTTGAAAAAAGTTGAAGCTGATTAGATAACTCGATTTGCGGATTGCCACTAACCCCACTACCGTTGGAAACTGATATGCCAGTGCCTACAGTTTCAATATAACGGCGCGTAACGGTCGTAGAAGACGTTTTAACAAGGAATCCAGTATCAGCCTGAACAATCTGCAATAAAGCGCCAGAGGTCGTGACATTCAGCACCCCTTGAATGCCCCCATCAGTCACAGTCAAGCCATTTGTCCCGCCAATGTAGCGACTGTTAGGCAGTTGCGGAGTCTGGGTTACCGTCAGGTATGTATATGTCTGCGATGGCGAATTAGTAATTGCGCCCGTGGTCGTCTGTACCGTCACGCCATTTTGGACAATAGGAACAGCCTCAGTGCCAGTGATAGCACCAGCGGCTGGGAGTTGGAGTATGGTGACTTGTGCTGACATTTATGTACTCGTATTGTCTGGAGGGTTCGGAGCAATTGTGTCTTTGTTCCCTGTGTTAGTCGGCGTCTGAGTGTTTTGCTCAGTCGAAATCTGGAACTGGCTAGAGCCATCCAAGTTTTGACTACCCGTCATCAAGAAATTGTCGTTTGCCGCAACGCTTACATCAGGGCGTGCAAAGCGAAGGTTAATCCTCTCGGTTTTGCGTGCCGCCAAGCGGTAAGGGTCAAGGGTGTCCCAGCAACCTTCCCCGCACACACGCAGTCCGGGGGAATTCCCGTCGGGCCTCAAGTCCACATAGGCACGTTTCATCTTGCACCTATCGCACACCGCGATGGCAAGAGAAGACAGACCAATTGTGTCCATGAAGACTGGCATCGGTTACCTCGTATACGGGGAAATGTTAGGGGCAAAGTAGATTGGCGACTTGTCGCGCTCTTCCTGCTCTGCCTCGTAGAGATACTTCTCAGCCATCTTCTCAAGATACTGAACCCTGTCCATGCCAACTTGTGGGAGTTCGAGGCTCATACGGTGAGCCAGCATAAACAGCACAGCCTCGTACCAGCGCTGTGGAATCTGTAGTTCATCCGTCAAAGCACCCACATCCATGATTTGGGTGGAGTACCACACAGTCATTTGCACGAATGCATTGCTAGGGGTAGGCCACAGGTAAATCGTGGGGTTAGGAATCGTGCGGTCAAACCAAAACTGGTAGGGCTGGTTCGCTGTGAAGTTCTTATTTGGCAGGTTTGTGTAGTCATCGCGGTTTAAGCGAGACATCATCACTTCGGTGCTGTTATTGCCGATATACCACTCACGCAGGGCTAAAGTCGTGCCAGAGGAGGCTCTAATGCGGTAGAAAGCGACGTTTTGCCCCGGGTCAATGTCCGTCCACACCCATGTGTTGTCGGTCACCGAAATTGCGCCAAGGTTCTCCAAAGTGTTGAAAGTCGCCCCATCACTTGAGTATTCGAGCGTAATGTTCCAAGTTGCCGAGCCACCGCCTGCAATGTAGGGCAAAAACCCAATAGAGCCTGCATAGATAGGGTTTGTCGTGCCGTAGTTGACCGTGAAGTTACCATTTGCAGAAGTCTGCTGGGCGTAGGTGTCAATGTTGCCGTCGTACAGGTTTGCAACCGTTCCGCCAGCAGAAGAGGTGTACGCGCCAGAAGGGCGGTTCAGGGTGCGATACAGCACGTTTAACGTGTCTACAGCCCCATCAGGCAGGGTGTAGCGGTATTTGTCTGGCGTCAGGCCAATAACCTCTTTGCTGATGCACCAGTACTGAATACCTCGGTTGATGAGGTTAGACAAAAGAAAGCCAAGCGACTGGCGAGAAGACAAGACCTGCTCAGATGTCAACTCCTCGGCAAGTTTTCCGCACCGACGAGCGCCGTGGTCAATCAACGTCTGTACGTTGTATGTTTGTCCGTAGGTGTCAGAATACGCCATTACTTACCACCGTGATTGGCTTTTGTTTGGAGAGCAGGTTGAAATCTTTCCACCATGCTTGAAACCCAATGCACTTAGCATACGCTTAGGGATTGTGCTGGAGGTGTCTTCTGTGCCTCTGGCCTCACGCTTGTATTGGTCACCCAACTCTTGGGCTTCTTTTATAAGTTTTTCATTCTGCTTGCGGGCGTCAGAGCGACCAGCCATAGCCATTATGTTTTGGCCTAGCATTTCGTTTCTTTCGCGGGGCTTGCGACCAGCGGCAAGAGATACCGTTTCCTCAAGTTTGTCAACATTAGAACCCACCTTGGGGCCATATTTTTCTAAATTCTCGGAAATAACTTCTTTTGGAAATGGCATTTTTTCTCTCCTGTTTACCAACCGGGACAATCCCAACGCTTCAAAGATGCTTTTGCCCGCGGGGCATCTCCCTTTGAATGCTCTACAACGCCTGACATACGAGCGCAAAAAGAGTCCTTTCGCGCCCCACCTTGAGGCTGAGGAGCCTTTAAATTGCTCCCAGTTTCACGGTTGTATTTTGCCCGACCTTTGGCAGTTAATCCAGCACCTTTTTCAACGGACAACTTCTCGCCTCGACCAACTGCAAGATTAACTTTTTTCTTGCTCATTTTGGTTTGGCTGTTTTGGCTGACTCTCGGAAGGCTTGAGCCGTTGGCGCACCTTTGCTACCCACTCGGCGCATTTTTTCGCCAGAGCCTTCAGCGATTCTTTCACGCTTTGCATTGATGTTGTCATAGAGACCGCCTCCTTTAAATTTCTTGCCCTCATCAGCCTTGGCAAACTCTTTGCCGACTTTTTGAGAAATTCCTACCTTCTTGGCGAACGCAGGGTTATGTGCAACCGCCGCCATTAAATTGTGTTGAGAAGATGATTTGCTTGGCATCATGCCACCTGACTCATAGTCACAACGACAGACTGCGTCGATGGGATTGCAGGAGTTGTCTGGGCCGCATAAGTCGGAACTGAAATTGTTAGTGCGGTAGGCAACCAAATAATTTCAACATACTGGTTGGCAGTCAAAGTTAAATAGTAGTTCCAGCCATAAATTGCATGGAATGGGTCACTTGGGTTTTTCCGTGCGGGCATACCAACACGACCAGCAGAACCACCAACATCTGTGCCACTAACTCTTAACCAAATGTAAGCGTCTTGAGGGGCAACATCCGTGCTTTGCAGTTGCACACTGAACTGTAAATTGTATGTGCCAGCAACAGGAGCAGTTACTCGTGAGTTGCTTGCCAAGGTAACGCCACCAGCATAGTCTGTGGTGTTAAATGTAAAGGCAGTTCCAGCAGTGGTTGACCCAGTCTGAGTGACACTGCTTGAAAATGCGCCAGCATTTCCACGGGAGAATGCGCTCAATGTGGACAGTGTTGATTTGACATTGGCACTCGATTGAACAAGAGGAACAAGTTCCGCTCCAGTGAGCGTTGCCGCATTCGGCATTGCCGATATTTTTTGGTCAGCCATTAGTTGCTCTCCAATTCAATTTTAAAATCGTCTTCTTGCAAGACGTACCCCGATGACTCCATCAGGATGTAAAACTTAGTCCGCGCCGCGCCACCGTAGAGGTCAACGACACCGTTGTCCCCCACGTCATCGCCCGGTGTCGCGCCCACCACATTTGCGGCAGTCACATTCAAAGCAAAACCATCGCTGGTGTTTGCTTGATTGGCTACACCTGTGTAACCAACGTAGGGCATATTAAATACCTGCTTGTACGAGGTTCATCGTTGCCGTACCAGCACCAGAGTTCACCAGAACCTTGATACCAGTCACAGGAAACGCATAGTTGCCATCTTGGTTGTCAGTCTTGCTGGCAATCGTTGGATGGCTGAACCAAGTGGTAAAACCCACCGCAGGGTCGTCAAAAGTGTGCTGAACGGTATAGTTGACCGTGCCAGTCACAACAACGCCAAAACCCACATTGAAGGGGCTGACGTTTGTATTCATCACCAAAGCGGAACTAGAGCCAGTACCTGTCTTTGAAACTATTTGCACTTTCATGCGATTCTCCAATTAAAAGCAGGGGCCGAAGCCCCCACTCGTTTTCAACAAGCGCGTCCGCCGCGTCTTTTTCCTGCTGGTGCAACCGTCACAGACTTTTCAGTTTTGGTGACGCTTCCAGATGGAAGCATCGACCTTTCTTTGTCCGTAACTGAGCCTTCGCCTTTAAAGTAATCACGAGCCTTGCCGTAAAGTTCTTTAGCCATGCTCAAAGGATTCAATGCATCCTCTAATTCACGGCTGTTCTTTCCAGCTTTGTCGTAACCACCTTTGGACAAATCTACAAGTTTATCGCCTGTTGCTTTATCAATTGCATAAGCATTAGCGATGTCTTTGTTAGAAATTGCGCCACCGCTCTGCATCCGCTTAGGCGAACCATATTTCAGGTTGCTGTCAGTTTTAGCTTCGCGCATAGCAGTCGAGTTCTCTGCGGCGTTGTTTTTCAACAAGCGTGCTTCCGCGGGAGTTGCTCGACCACCGTTCTTGTAAGTACCAGCCAGTTGGCTAACTCTTACAGGGGCGGGTACAGGTTTGCGACCTTCGGGCATCGCGACGGGTTTGCCTGAATTAACAGTACCCCCCGCCGCGTAGGCTTTTTTTGAGGTTTTACCTCCCATTTTGTAGCCACCAGCATTGCTCATTGAGACGCCGCCAGTTTTGTAACCGCCGCCGTTACCAAGGGCAACACCACCAGTTTTGTAGCCACCTTGACCATTAGTCACGCCACCAGTCTTCAGACCTTTGTGGCCCTTGCTGGCAGGCTTGGACTCGTGAGACTTCAGTTCTTTCTCAAGACCCTTCATCTTTGACATCTCAGCCATGTGCGTTTTCTTGGACTCGCCACCTTTTTTCATGGCGGGAGCGGGCATAGCGGGGCCAGAAGGCGTTACAGCAGGCATAGGCTTCTTAGCCATCATTGCCTTGCGACGCGACGCCATAGAGGGCTTGCCGGGGGCGCGAACAGGAGCGTTAACAGCAGGACGACCCACCAAAGCGGGCGTTCCCATCATCATCTCCATAGCGCCGCCACCAGCCATCTTTTTATGACCAGCTTCGGCTTTACCACCTTTTTTCATGTTGACGTGACCGCCTTTTTTGAGTTTTAACTCAACTGTAGGCTCCGTGGTCTCCATCTTCACCATTGGTTTAAATTGTCCCATGTTGCTCTCCTTTAGGCTTGAGTTACGCCAAGAGCGCCAACGCGAGTAGCGTTAGGGCCGACAGCGATTGCTGGCAACAGAATTCCCATTGTTGTACGAACGATACCGTTCGATGCAGTGGCAGGGGCGTATGTACCGCGAACGTCACCAGTGGTGGTCGTAGCAGTTGCAGTGTCAGCGGCGACAAACGTACCAGCGTCTTGTGCTAGTGTGTTGTTGCTCTTAACGCTGGCAACGTAGGACACGTTGAACACGCGAACTGGCAGACCCAACACATCAGTCGTACCAACAGTAATTGCTACTGGCAACGAACCGTTGATTGTGATGCTAGAGATTTGGAAAAACGCTTTCTTACCAGCGACGTTAGCCACAGCAGAAGAGGTTGTTCCTGTTGCAATCACTTCACTCATTGCTTGACCGTAGTAGTCAAAGCCAGACACGGTGAGGTTGCGACTTGTAACAATTGTGCCAGATGCTGTAGTCAATTGAACTGCACGAGGGCAATCTAATTGCAACACGGTTGAACCGCTTGCATTGATAACAGACTTCACAGAAGTACCAGCGGTCAGCGTGAGCGAACCAGCGGCGGCGGGAGTTTGTGTGGCGGCAATGTTGTTTGCAACCAATGCTTGAGGAACGATGTCCCAAACGTAGATGCGACCAAGAGGGCCAACACCAACGCTCATTGGAGATGGATTGTCAAACGGCACATTGGCGTTTGCGGTAATAGTAGTGCTAGACGCTGTAGACGCTGTGCTTACAGTGTAAGTACCAGTGCCACCATTGCCTGTACCAAATGCGGTGATGTAAGAACCATCGGTGACGCTTGCGCCGTCGATGTACATACCAAGCACAATTGGCGAACCTGACAACATTGCGGTGACGGTTAGCGTGGTTGAAGCAATTGAACCAGTGAAGGTTGAGGTATTGGCACGCAAGCCAGTACCCATAGAGGTCTCGGCTGGGCCTAAGAATAGGTCGTCTGAATATTGGGGCATTGTCTTCTCCTTGAAAAGTTTGACAAATACAGTTAACAAAAAAGGGGCTGGGTTTTATCCCAACCCCTTGTGGCGCTTTTAGACGCCGGGTGTGCCGTAAACGGCGCGTGGGTCAGTGAAGCCCACTTGGTAACGCTCAGTGGCCTTGTAGCGCATAGAGTCGGTCTCGAAATCGCCTTCCATAGTCTTTTCGAGTTTGCGACGCATCAGCAACTTCATGCCTTCAGGCGCATCAGTCTGCACCCAGAACGCTGTAGAAGAGGTCAAACGTGACAGAACAGCCGCGCCTTCGTCAAGCAAACCGATAGATTTGATTGGGTTGACGTCGTTGTTGCCTGTACCTGCACGCAGGACGGACTTCAACAGAACTTCGGCTTGGAAGACGTTGCCGGGGGCCACAATCAGTTGACGTGGCACAAGGCGAATCTTCTTGCCGTTGTTGTCCACAGCTTGACGAATCTGAATCAGCATCTGCTCAAGAGATGTCTGGCTCAAGTTAGCCGCAGTGGATAACAAGTTGCTGAAAGTACCGTTCACGATGGGGTGTGATGCGCTGTTCAAAGCGACACCGTCACCACCGGGGTACGAGGCGTTGAACGCACGGTTCAACACGTTTGCCGCCAAAGTCTCTTTGGTCTCAATCAAAGACTGAGCCAAGTGACGGGCGTAAACCTGACCGATACGGATATGGTCGCCATCTTCAACCAACACTTTGGTCAACGCAAAGGCAAGGCCAAACACGTTGTATACATAGCGTTGCAAGAAGAGAACACCACCCTGTTGGTAGCTGACAGGAGTACCGTCAGGCAACTGGGGAGCGGCGCCAAATCCGTACAAGACGGGTTCTTCGTGGTAGTTACGGGGAATACCTTCTTGTTCACGGAAAACTCGTGACCATTCATCGGTACGTTGGTCATAGACTCCATCGAAGCATTCGTTGAGGATAGGTTCAACAATACTTCTAAAGTCCGTACTGCGCATTGGTGCGGCCATGATTGGACTCCTTAGATGGCGTTAATGGTTGCGACGAACTGACTACGCGAGACTTGTACTTGCACTACTGTGTAAGCGTCGCCCCAAGCGTTGTCAACAGCAGGTGTGAGGCCGATGATACGCATATCACCAACAGCACTAGAGCCTGCCAACGAGGTAGAGATTGTGCATTGTGACAAACCTGTGGTGGTAGAACCAGCACTGATGTTTGTGAAGTTTGCTTGGTCTCCAATAGAGGTCTGTGCCAAACTGCCATCTGCCTGAATGTCGTAAACGATATTGGGGTCAGAGTAGTAGTAAGTCACTTCAGAACCAGTTTGGTATGCAGTGTTTGCAATCCATTGGTTGCTGACAAGACGACGACCAGTTAGGTCGGTGTACTCGTGACCAGCGAAAGCACCTTGATAGGCGCTACCAGCAGTAGCGGCAATGATGTTACCGCTAGTGTTAAGGGCTACAGGTTGGCCTTTCAAAATGCCAGTGTTGTAAGCCGAGGCGATACCGTTAGGCAAAGCAACCGCTCTGTCCAAACCCGAAGGATGGAAAGAAGGGCGCATACCGAACGGAGCATTGGTTGAAGACATAGTCTTTCTCCTTTGATTCGTTAAAAACCCTACCCAGCAAAATGCGGAGCAGGAATCGGTTTGTCAATGTCGTTAAGCCCTTCGCCTTCAATCTGACCGAGGCTTCTGCCTCGACTATCTCGTCCAACATTCTGTTCTGCCTGAAGTCGAATTTTGTTCGCTTCCTCAAGCGGCGCATCATGGTGAAAATGAGCCATTACATCTTGATACAAGTCCATAGGAATTTTGTACAAGAGCATCTCATTACACGAGATAAAACCTTCATGTTCTCCAGCCTTTACGCGGTTATTCTGCATCTCAGGTAACTCATCCGCTTTCACGGGAACGTACCCTAACCGAATCCGCTTGTCGATGCTGTCGTAACTGTTGGTTGTAGATAACCAGCAAACGTGCCATCCCTTCATATCAGGAACAGCGGGCAACGCACTTTGTACCCATTCGTCTTTCCACATCTTGCGACGTTCATCCGACGATGCCATTTTGTCTTCTGGAGCCTCGCGAATCGTGTCGCGACTGCCGCGGTTTTCGCGGTCTCCAGCAGATAAATTTTTCTTTAGACGAGAATCCATTTTTAACCCCTATAACCGTTAGTTTGTTTAGCTTCTAAGGCGTAGCGTCGAATCATCTTGGCCCGTTTCTCAGCATCATCCCACATACCTGCATCTTTCATGGCCCTGACTTGGTCAGGTGATAAGGTGAACGAATTCCCCTTGCCATTATTTGATGCAAATTCGCGGCCTGAACTAGTTACTGCATTTCGCGGTCTAGAGCGAGGTCTCTCGTCTGCATCTTCAGTATACCTGTGAGGTACTACTCTTTGCAAGCGTCTGTCAAGTTCTTCCCAATACTCGGCAGTTTTTGGGTCGTAACCCTCTTCTGCAAGTATGGCGTCCTCGTTCAAAGCGCGGCGTGAGTCTGGGTCTTTCCCGTTAGGGTCGTACCACTGGTTGTTTGCCATCCAATTGTTGGCATGGCGCTGAAGTTGTGGGTCTGGCGCCTGAATTGTGCGTTGGCGCTGTGGAGCCACTGCACGTTTCTTCAGATTTGCCAGAGCCTCTGACTGGCGACGTGCTTCAAACCACATTTCCTGAGCGGAAGTGAGCAATTCACCGTTACCAGTCGCTGTTGCCTCTTGGATTTTCTGTTTGGCGAACAAAATGCGCGTATTCTGGTCTTCGATAGCCTTATTCAGGCGTGCGATGTCAGAACCGTGGCTCTTTTTCTCCAAAACAGACAACCGCTCAAGCAATTGTTGGTTTTGTCGCTCCAAAAGCGTCAGTTTGACGTCTTTTTCGGAGGAAACTTGCTTGTGATACTCCTTGCGGCGCTGGCGCTTGAGGCGTTTTTGCTCACGAAGAGCCTCTGCGTCCTCATCTACCGCCCCACCGACGACCATTTCCTTCTGTCGGGCGCGGTCATCAGCCTCATCGGAGTCCTCATCATGCTGTGGCTCAGGAGATGGGATGCTATCAGGCAACTCAATGGTCGCCGAGCCGTCTTTCTCTTCCTGAATCACAATAACTTCTTGTTGTTGTTCGGTACTCATACAAATGCCCTCACTTCAAGTGGATTACCTGTGATTTTGGCAATCACTTCGTGGTCGTTCAGCACCATGAACTCGACGTTTTCGTCTTCTCCATGTGGAACATTCCAGCGGTCGCCAGTCCATTTGGGTACGCGAAGGTAGTCACCCACCTCACACCAAATACCCTCGACCCAAGGCTCCATCGTGTCGCGTTTTTTGAACGCCAACGGGCCAAATGCAATCACCTTTGCAACGGGGTTTTGCGCCCGTTCGGTGTCGCGAGTCTCTTCAGGCAAAATAATCCCAGATTGAGTCATTCGTTTCTTGGCTTTGCGCAGTTGAACAAGCACTCGCGCACCAAGGGGAATCGCACCGGGGTCTACAACAGGAAAGGCTTCCTGTAAATCAGCGGCATTACCCGCTACCGTGCTATCTGTCATCTTCATCTTCTTTCAAAAGGTGGTTAAGAATCTCAAGGGATGCCTCAAGTCCTAAGTTTTCCCCGACTAGGCGTTGGTATGCATTGAAGTCGGACGCATTTCCATGCGCCAACCCCTTTGCAATCTCTGCCTGACGCGCTTTTACAGCGCTAATAAAGTCGGAAACTAACTTCATGCGTTGGACTTATCAACACCCTTGGGTTGGGAGAAATTCCCGTGGTCGCTGTTGGCCTCTGGCATGGTCGCTTTTGATTGCTCTTTTAGTGTTTCGCCCGTCACCCATGCGCCAGCCGCCATGCGGGTTTTCTGACGTACTTGTTCGGATTGTTGCTCTTTATCGTTTGTAGACATTTCATGCTCCTAAGTTGCGTTGAGTCTCTTGGTTGAGTTTGATTGCAGTTTCTTCCTGCTCCTTACGCAGTTTGACTTCGTCTAAAGTCAACTCTGCTGTTTTGATGCGCTCCTCTGTGAGGTTGTCTTCGGCGTTCATAGCCACCTTGACTTGCAATTCTTTGTCCTTGTTGGCTTGCTCGGCTTGGAACTTCTGCTGGTCGAAGCCCAAACGCGCTTGGTCTGAGGCGGTACGGCGCTGTGTCTCTGCCATAGACGCCTGCAATACAGCCTGTGCCTCGCCGTCCATTGGAGGTGCTGGTGGCTTGAACTGTTGCATGATTTGACCGAGTTGCTCCAGTGCCTGCGTAACGCCAGAGAACACCTGCTCGGAGTCCAGCTTGACGTGGTCAGACGCAATCGCAATCGCCCTGTCAATTTCAGCGGCAAGTTTGTTCTCTTCGTATTTGCCCAATTTGATGTCCGCTCCTGCTGTGACGTAGGTTTGCATCTGTTGGGTGTACCAGAGCATCATGTGTTGCTTGATGTGTTCCATCACCTGTGGGATGTACTTAGGTGCAATCAGCTTGTTAGAGCCTAGCATCGGGTCAATCGCAAAGTTCAAGTGCGCTTGGATGTGCGCTAACTGGTCTTGGCGTGGGTATGCAAACGCTGGGCGTCCTAGCGCCATTGCGCTGTTCTCATCCGCCGCGTTCAACTCTGCTGGCTTGCCAGTGTTAGGCATCAACTCGTTGACGTTTGGCACTTTGAGTTGCTTGAGCATACGGCTCACTACCGCACGCTGGTCAAAAATCTGCGGGAACTGTGCAGACAACTGCATGACCGACTGCATCTGGCTGATACGTTGTGTCTCAGAGAAGATGTGGGGGTCGCTGACAGGCACTACGTCGCTGTTGCGCTTGAAGTCTTCACGCTTGATAGGCAGGTCAGCCACTGTGTCACCGCGGCGTTGGTCATCCAAGTACCAGCGATTGATGCGTCCAAGCACCTGCAACACGCGGCGCTGGCTGTCATGCAGGCGCGAGTGAATGCCAGAGAACACCACAGCGCCTTGCTCAATCAAAGCCTGCGTTGTACCTACAGGCATATTGCTCTTGGCGTCTGCAATCTTCTCTTCTGCGGTGGTGACCACGCCCTTGGCTTGCTCCGTCAGCCATCCCAATAACTGGTACAGCACAGGGGAGGGTGGGTTAAAGGGCATGGGCATCGCAATCTTGCGGATGTCGTCCACACCAATGCCACCTTCAATCTCGGTCACCTGCGTGATTTCAATCTGGTCAGACTGGCCTGAAACCTTTGCGCCCTTCAACTTCAGCATGGTTAGCGAGTTGTTGACGTGAGCGGTGTCCATCAAGGCCCTTAATGCGCCCGTGGTGGCGGCGGAGAGACCTCCGATGAGGTGAGGTAGCCCGATGGCATACGCGCCCCTCCAAGGGATGAATTTGAACTCGATGAGCCAATCCAGCTTGGTCATCGTGTCGTCGCCCTCTTCCCAGTTGCGGTAGAGGCCAATGACCTTGTTCTCTAACTCGTCAACCATCAGAACGTAAGGAGCGCTCTCGCCCTTTGTTATGGGGTCGTCATCCAAGTCGAGCCAAGTGTAGATGTGATAGATGCGGCGCAGGCCGTCTTCGTTGGTCTCGTACTGCTTGCCTTCAATCTTGGCGTTGGCCTTCTCAGCCTTGGTCTGCTCTGGCTCAGAGGTGGCGCGGATAAAGTCAATGTCACGGTACAAGCCGCGGTCAATGCGCTGGCGGAACTCCCACTCGCTGATGTCTTGCTGTTCAGTTACGCGCTGGGCGGTGTAGAAATTAGCCGCGGCAAAAGGCAGGAGGATGTTGTCGATAGGCACGAACTCAGCGCAGGGGCGCTTCTTCTTCTCGTCAAACCACAGCTTCATAAACTGTGAGCCACCGAGTGGCAACTGAGTCAGCAACTGCTCCTGCTCGTCGCGGAACTCTTGAATCTGCTCGGTCAACTGCCAATTGATGTAGTCGCGTTTGCGCTCTGCGGTCTCGGTCTTCTCGTCCGTAACCTCGCCCAGAATCTTGGTCTTGGCTGGGCCGTCTGGTGGGAACATCTCCTTGATGGCACGAGCGGCAAAGTCCACGCAGGCTTCAGCCATCATGGGGTGGACAACCTTGCTGGCGCCAAGGAACTGCGCACCGCCCGGGGCGTCATCACCCATACCCGTCCTGCGAAGACCTTCCTCATACTGCTTGTCCCGCTTCTGACGTGCCTCACGGTCTTTGTCAATCAGGTCAAGGTAACGCATACCCATCTTCTCTAACTCGTAGACGTCAATGATGTCTTCAGCCAAGTTTTGGTAGAAGTCTTCGTCGTCCATCGGGCCTTTGAAGTCACCCATGTTCACAACAGCAGAGCCGTCAGGGAGTTCCTCGACCTCTGGCTCCTCGCCGGGGAGCAAGTCCACCTCGGCACTGCCGTCCTCGTTCATCTTCAGACCGTCAATGAAGCGGTTGAACTCTGGGTCATTGGGCATTTGTGTAGCCATGTTTATCTCACTCGTTGGTTAGCCCTGCGGTTACGCAAGGTGGTGTGTTTTAGGATAGCGCCGCCTCTGGCATAAATGTCTGGAAGTTGAATTTCTGGCCTGCGAAACCACGGGTCTGTTTCTGGCAAAACCAAACGGTTTGACCTTTCAAGTTCTTCCCTGAGTGCCTCAATATAATCCTCTTGAGTCCTGCGCGGCATACCCTCACGCAAGTCGCCACGAGGGTTAATTTTTACAAGACTTGATTTTTCACCCGCATCAGCCAATGCGCGGTTTCTATGGCGACCTTCATGCCCAATCACTTTGGGCATAGTTGGCAAGCCTACCTCATCTTTGTTCAAGTTTAGGTATGGCACATCAGAGAATCCGTCCTTCAATCTTTGCAGGTGTTTGATGTACTCATCGGTTGTGACCGTCATCTTGTCAATGTCACCCTGCTTTGCCAACTCAGCCGCCTTTGGGCCAACGCTTGTTTTTCTTTCAAGTTCGCGGGCAAACTTTTCAAAATCTGAGGGGTTTATAGACATCATTGCGCTGGCATTGTCACCAGTGAATGCTTCTTTGAGCGCATCTTCTTGGTACATCCTCTCAAGGTTTGGTATCTCGTCAGCCGCACGCTCAACACGCCTTGCGCCGTAGTTGCCCTTCGTGTTGCGGACAGCCTCTCTGACGTTGTTCATCTTGCTGGGGATGAGGATGCCGGGGGCCTCTAACCCAATGCGGGCAGTAGGCATCATCTTTTCACCAAAAGGACTGTCACCCACCGACTTGATGCTCAGGCCAACAGGCAAGTCCTTGGGCAACTTCTTTGCCGCCTTGGCAAGGGGCTTTGCCAGCTTGCTTGCCGCACCTAATCCACCCAGACCAGCGGTTGCCGCGTCAAAGGTGTCGTCAGGAATAAGCGGGACGTTGGCCTTGCCTGCGTTGGTGATTGGCTCACCGTAACTTAACTTGTCCAGAACGCGGGACGCGGCTGGGATGCCAAGCAGTTCGGAGATGAACTCAACAGGCGGGTTCTCGTAACCAAAGGGCTTAGACGCAAACTCATGCACCCCTTTGAGTACGTCGGATGCTACACCGTAGCCCTTTTTACGGGGCGTGGCTTTCATCTCGCTCTTACCACCATCAGCAAACCGATTCGGTTGTGATTGGGTTGTGTTTCGGTTACGAAGCGTACTGTACTTTAGTACACCCCCACCACGGGCCATCTCCACATCGCCCTTGATAGCTGACTCAGGCAAAGTGAACTCTTGCCACATACCCTCTTCTGGGCCTTCGCGCCGCAGTTTGTAGCCGGGGCCATACGGCGTGCGCTTGGCCTTGCCTGTCTCTGGGTCAATGACCTTCGGGCTTCTCCAAGGCTCACCTTCCCATATGATTTCATTGCCGTGGCGACTGCGCTCTAGGACGGTAAGTGGCGGCAGGTTGTTCTTGGCGCCATGCTCAGTGAACACACGCTGGCCCTTGTCGTACTTATAGTTGAAGGCGTCCATCTCTTTTCTCGCCTCGACAGAGCGGCGTCGCACCTCGTCCATCAGGGAGGTGTGATAGTCCTGCACATTGGTCAACGACTTGTTTGCCGTCACTGGCGCAGTCATACCAGCAGACTCAGCGGCCTTGCCAATAGCTTGCGATGTCAGTTGCTCACCTTTCATCGCGCCAGCCAGAGCCTTGGCTCCCTTGCCCAGCAGTCCGCCCTTGCCCATGCGCAACGTGGTGTACTTTAGGATGCCTCCGCCATTAGCCATGCCTTCTGCTGGTGGCAACAGCTTTGCCGCCTCATCAATTGTTGGAATGTCTGAGGCTCGAATGGCTTGCTTACCAAGTTCGTCTGCCTCTTCCTTGGTCAGGTACTTGGGAATTGGAATGCCTTTGGCTTTTAACGCCTTTAAACTTTCCTCTCCAATAACTTCGTATGGCTGAAGCAACCCAGTGTTCCTGAAGTCGCCAACATCAGACCAGTTGCCGCCGCGGACAAAGTCCTGCACGAATGGCAGATACTCTTCTTTAGGCTTGGCGTTGCCTTTGCCTTTGATTTGGACAATGCTTGGCGAGTTTTCTAGATTGTATTGTTGAGCCAGCCTATTTGCAGTCTCCTCGTAGGACTCGCCTACAGAACCAAACCCGCCACTTCGCTTTGCAAGTTCCGCTCTTTCATTGTCAATAAGGTAATGAAAACTTTTATAGTTTCCTGACGGGTCTGGGGTTTTGTCAGCCTTAGTAAACCAAGACGGATTGGGTTCAACCTCAACCGTCACATGAGGCTCACCTTTGGCATCACGCAAGCTGTAGATGCGGGTTTTGCCACCAGCAACGTCATCACAGTAGGAACCAACGCAGTGACCCATTGTGTCGCCTTCGTACTTGAGCGCACTCTGAAGTTCAAAGTCTTTGTCTTTGGCCCACTTGTTGAACTTTGCAATTGACTCTTCAGGGGTCTTTGAAAAGCTGTCGGTGGTCGGAACTTCACCTACGTTTTTGTTTCTTACCTGATAGAAGCCGTCTCTGTCTTGCTCAAGCGTGTAACCCTGCGGAAGATTCTCTTCGGTGTATGGTTTTCTGTCTTTTTTCGGGGCCAACTCAACCCACTTGTAACCTTTGTCTGCGTAGTCCTTGTGGATAGGCATATCCTTGGTAACCTCGAACTGAGACTGCGCCATCTTGCGGGCCATCTCTTGGTCGTACTCGTAGGTGCGGCGTACTGCCTGCTCCATGCTGACCTTGTTCAGTTGCTCAGGACGGATACGACCAGCCTGCAAGTCTGCACGCAAGACGTCCATGATGTGGTCAAAGCCAAGGTCTCTTGGGTTCATGATGCTGGTGTAGAGCGGAGTCTCTGGCGCAAGTTTGTTTATCCACTCGTCGCCCTTCTCGTACATCCCCGGCGCCTGCCTCATCATCGACTGATGCTCTTGCGCAGTGTCACGCTTAATAATTGCGTCAGTGCGGTTCTCCCACTGCTGGGCAAGGTCAGACTGAGCCATCTTGCTTCCGCCTAGCTTCTTTCGACTTGACTCACCCCTGCGCTCCCAGAACGCTGGGTCTTCAGCAATAGGGAAGTGTGTGATGTCCTCTTCAGCCAGCTTGCGCACTGGGTCTTCAGGCGTACCCATCTGCTTCTTGACGTAGTTGTTCAAGTTGCTGTCAACCCACTTGTTCAGCGCAACATCAGCCTCAAGACTGCGAATGTTCTGCTGTTGTTCTGGCACATCCGAGAACCGTTCACGCATCTGCACCAAAGCATCTTCTGGCTTCATTCCGCCTTGCGTCTTACGCTTCAACGTCTTCAATGATGAGCCTGTGCTGTCTCTCAGCCAGTTACCGCCAACATCCTTGACGACGGTGTTGCCACCAGCCTCGTCACCGAACTTGCGTGTGCCGCCCTTAATAGAGGCAGTCGCCTCTGCTGGGTCAGCCATCAGGCGCTTGCCTAACTTAGCCATACCCTTACCAAGCATACCGCCACCAGCCATGCGCAAAGAAGTGCGGGCAAGTTTTACGTCTCCACCCTTAGCGAAGTGTTCCTTAATCCGCTTGTCAACGTGGTTGTCGAAGTGGTGGTTCTGAATCAGCTTGTCTACCTTGGCGTCGAAGTCCTCGACGGCTCCGCCCTTTTTGTAGCCCTCTTTTTGGAGAAACGTCAGGTAGTCCTCGTCTACAAATTGCGATGGCTCCGCTCTTGCAAGGTCATAATATGAGACAGGAGATGGCTTTTGGTTTTTATCTAACCTGTTCTCACGCGCCTTGTAGAAATCGCGCATGGCCTTGTTGGGCGGGACAAGTTGATACTTCATGCCAAGGTCATATCCCGTCACTTGAGAAGGGAACGCCTCGTTCAGGTCTGGGCGTTCAATGATTTTGCCGTCCATCACGAACAGACGGTTGCCTACGTCGTATGTGCCAGCGTTAACTAGGTCAGGGTCAGTCTCTCGCTTTAGGATGTTCTCGATGTTGCTCCCATCAACAAACTTAGTGTTGGGAAATTTTTTCTTGAAATCCAGACGAGACATTGGGCCTTTGACGCCCAACCCAAGCATGACATCACCTACCGCGGCACGTCGAGAGAAAGTGTTGGCTACGCTCAAGGCGCTAGGGTCAGTCAGGTCAAACCCGTCCTCAAAAACCTTTGCGCCAGTCTTGGCATCGGTTATTTCATTCAGGCGCTTGTTCATAAGCATGATTTGCTCACGAGGCACATCGCCCTGTTTTACGGACTTCTGAAATTCTTTGATGGCGTCACCAATGACGACAGAGTTGCTCTTGTGCTGGGTAGGCGAACCCACGAAGGTTGTTATCAGGCTTTTCTCTGGGTCGTTCTGCTTGACCTTCTTTTCTGCCACCGACTTTTTGCCAAAGCCCCAGACAGTGTTAGCTTCCTTGTGGGGCAGTGAGTAGTGCTGGAGGCCAGAGAAGCCCACGCCACCGCGGTTAGAGCCAAACACCCTTGAGCGGTCAGCCTCAGTAAAGTTCAGGGTCTTACCCTCAGCACCTGCGTTGCCCAGCGCCTCAGACATACGCATGGTTGCGGGTTCAAGAGGGTCAGCGTATTGGGCGCCAGCCGCATACTTCTCAGCCGCCTTCTGCTCATTGGTTGTGCGCTTTGCCGTCTTGATTGCGTTCAAGCCGCCTTCAACTACATCGCCGAGTAATTTGAGTTTGCCCATGTGTTACGCCGTATAAGGGTTGACCCGCTTGGGGCGGGTGTATTCGTAGTCATCGTCGTCATCATACCGAGGCTCAGGGTTTATGTCGAGGAAACCCATGTCCTTCATTAAACGAATAGCCTGTGTGGCTGAGTCTACATAGTCGTCATGCGTCGAGTCAGGGAAGGAGCATATCTGAGACAGGAAGCCCTCGCACCAATCCTTGACGTAGCCCTTGCGGACACTGCTCTCAGGAAGCCACACACGCCCAGTCGCAAAGATGGACGCGGTAATCTGGAGCCTCTGCATCTTGTCCGCCTTGCCGGGGTTATATCCACGCACAGGCAGGTGGGCCGCACGCAGTTCTTGGATGAGGGAGATGCCTGCGGCCTTGTCTTCCACAAGTATCAGGTCAGGGCGCTTGGCATCCTTGCCTTCACCATAGGACACACGCCACTCTTCAATCACCTTGGGCTTGAGCAGAGGGAAGGTTAGGTGTTCAGCCCAGCAGTCAATCAGCAGGACGGACATAGGCCCATCAAGGGGCTTGAACACGCCCCACGTCGTGGACGCCGTCGGGTCGTTGTATTCCTTGTCACTGAAGGCGCAGTCATAGGACTGGACAATGAACTCGAACTTAGGGAAGGGCTTGTTCGCTGGGTACAGCTTGAACATATCGCGCCCGACCACCTTGCCGTCTTCAAGGTCAACGAGCATACCCATGACCTCCTGCTCGTACAGCTTACTGCCCTTGTACTGCTCAAGCTGGTTGCGGAAGGTCGATGCAAGGTTAGCTTCGTTCTCGTAGGTGCTGGCGCGGTCAATCACTACGTCGTCACCCTCACGTCCCACAAGGTCAATGATGAGGTCTTTGGGGCGCGGTGTTGTTGTCACGATGACGCGGGGCTTATCACCTAAGCGAAGTCCCATCATCATCATGTCCCAAGCCTCACCACTGCCAAGGTACTGGAAGGCGGCTAACTCGTCACACCATGCGTAGTGGAACTGAGGGCCACGCAGACGCTCGTAGGAGTCGCCAGAGATGCCGCGGATGATAGAGCCATTGGACAGCTTAATCTGGTGGTCTTGCTTGTTGTAGTCCACCACGAGTTCGGTAGGGATACACGCGAGAAGCCCTGACTGGCCCTCGAAGCAGGTGAACTTGATGTCGTTAGATGTAGGCGCCAGCACAAGGCATCGACTGCCGGGGTTTATCCATGCCCACCACCACAGGGCTTCGGCGGCACTGCGGGTCTTGCCCGCACCACGACCAGCCAGCATCATCCACACGGTGTAGTCCACCTCAAGGGGCGGCGGTATCTGGTATCGGTGGGCGCTTGCTACCCACTTGGCGTGGGCGATGTATGCGATGCGGTCATGCTCTGACTTGGCGTTAAACTCCGCAATGGTTTCAGAATCGAATAACTCTGTAAGCATAAGTATTACTTTGCGCTCAAATCAGCCAAAACAGGGGATAAAACCCCGTGTTTCTGGACACCTGCTGGCGCCTGAATGTAATACTAGCCAGCACGTTTGGTCATCTCCATGTTCTTGATGATGTCAAGGAACTTGCTGGCGCTGGCATCCTCAGTCTTGATAGCGGCTCCGTCCTCCACGCCCTCGACAGCCACGCGGTCACCGTACTTGCGGGGCTTGAGTTTGGCTGATGTCCACTTACGGGCCTCGATACGTTGCTTCTGCCACGCGAGGTACGTCTGGTCGAGAGAGGTGCGGCCCTTCTCGTCGGTGTACTCAGGAGGCATCTCGTCAGCGATGGCGAGGATTTCATCAGCGTTGGTGTCGGCTTGGTCTTCACGGGCGCGTGCGTACATCTCGCAGAAGGTTGGGAAGCGAATCAACCAACGATAAATAGTCGCGCAATGCGGGAGGTGTTCACTGCTACAGATTGATACGAGTGACTCTCCATGAGCGAGTCTCCAGCATACCTCTTCTGCTATCTCTTCTGTGAACTCTACAGGGCGATGATGAACCTTTGGTATTTTGGGGGCTACAGGCGTCTCGGAGGGCGCGATGCTACCTTGGGCTTGCTTAGTAGCCTTCGGCGTCTTGGCGGGCGTTCTAGCCCTCTTGCTGGTGGTTTCTGGCATAACCCGTAATCCCCGTGTGTGTGAACGAATGATTCGAAGTGTAATCGATTCGCTTTTGGGACGCCAGTTGGTATCTGTATTTTACCCTATTTCACACTGCCGTTGGTGAATTCTGAGCAAAGCAAGCCCTTACCGTCATAGGGACAGAACTCGCTTTATCTGCCGTCGGAG